TATGGTGATGATTGGAAAACAGTAGGAGAAAAATTATGAGCTGCATTAAACATCAAATGATAGATGCATTGAGAACAAAGTATGAGGGTGATTATAAAATCGCACACTCTACTCTAAATATCTATATGGATAAACCAGTCGCGATTGGCGAGCACCCGCAGCATGCTGAAGAAATGGACAAACTAGTTGCTGCAATGGCAGATGCACAAGATAAACTTGATATCTTAGATACAGAGTATCCACCAGAGTTAGAAAAAGAACTTTTAGCAGAATAAACACTTGACTTTTGAAACCATTTATGGTACATTTATATAATGAACTTCTATACAAACATTACCCAATGGGGCAATTTTCTTTTATTGCGTGAAGTAGTAAATGGTGAAAGAATTAATCGTAGAATTAAATACTCACCAACTCTTTATGCGCCTGTTACTAAACCTACAGAGTGGAAAACTCTAGAGGGTAAATATGTAACACCTATTTCGCATCAAACAATAAAAGAAGCTAAAGAGTGGATTGAAAACTATAGAGATCAACCACATATGGTTTATGGTAATAATCTGTTTTCATATAACTTTTTATCGGAGCAGTTTCCTAAAAGAGTTGATTGGGATATTGACAATATACTTATTGTTACAATAGATATTGAGGTTGCTTGTGAGAATGGGTTTCCTAGTCCAGAACAAGCTATAGAACCACTTCTATCAATCACAGTTAAGAATCATCAAAGTAAAAAGTTTGTTGTTTGGGGTGTAGGTAAATTCACCAATACTCGCGATGATGTAACTTACATAGAATGTGAAAGTGAATTACACCTTATCAAAGAGTTTCTAATTTTTTGGGAAAAGCATCAACCAGATATCATCACAGGCTGGAATACAGAGTTTTTTGATATTCCTTATCTTTGTAATCGTATCAAGAATCTTTGCGGTGAAGATGAAATCAAAAGACTGTCTCCTTGGAAAAATGTATCATCAAGAGATATATTTCAGATGGGTCGTAAACATCAAGTATATGATATACAAGGAATATCTCACTTAGATTATTTTGATTTATATCGTAAGTTTACATATACAGCACAGGAGTCATATCGACTTGACCATATTGCTTTTGTTGAACTTGGTGAAAAGAAAGATGATAATCCTTATGAAACTTTTCGTGATTGGTATACAAAAGATTTTCAATCATTTATTGAATATAATATCATGGATGTGGAGATTGTCGATAAACTAGAAGATAAAATGAGACTAATTGAGTTGTATCTAACTATGGCTTATGATGCCAAAGTAAACTATATGGATGTACTTGGTTCTGTTAAATATTGGGATATACTTATCTATAACTATCTGCGTGAAAAGAAGATTGTAATTCCACAGAAAAGAAAGTCAGAAAAGTCTGATAAGTTTGAGGGTGCATATGTAAAAGACCCTATGGTTGGCCAGCATAAGTGGGTTATGTCTTTTGACTTGAACTCTCTTTATCCACACTTGATTATGCAATATAACATATCTCCAGAAACACTTTACTCACAAGATAAAGTCAAAGATATGTCAGTTGATAAACTACTAGATAGAAAGGTAGATACATCAATACTTAAAGGTGTAACACTTACACCTAATGGTGCATTGTTTAAAACAAACAAACGAGGATTTTTGCCTGAAATAATGCAAACCATGTATGATGATAGAGTTAAATACAAGAAACTCTTACTACAGGCAAAGCAAGAATATGAGAATACTAAAAACCCTAAACTACTCAAAGATATTTCAAAATACAATAATATCCAACTTGCTAAGAAAATTTCACTCAATAGTGCATATGGTGCTATCGGTAATAATTGGTTTCGTTATTATGATTTGTTGGTTGCTGAAGCAATTACTACTTCTGGTCAGTTATCTATTCGTTGGATTGAGCGTGCTGTTAATGGGTATCTTAACGATTTGCTTAAGACCTCTGGACAAGATTACGTTATTGCGTCTGATACAGATTCGATATATGTTTCTTTTGACGCACTTGTCAGTAAAGTGTTTGATGAGGGAACGGAAACTCAAAAAATTATCAGATTCTTGGATGACGCTGCCAGAGAGAAAATTGAGCCTTTCATTGAGAAAAGTTATCAATCTCTGCATGAGTATGTAAACTCCTATGAACAAAAGATGGAGATGTCTAGAGAAGTGATTGCAGACAAAGGTATCTGGACTGCAAAGAAAAGATACATTCTTAATGTGTGGGATAATGAGGGTGTCAAGTATAAAGAACCACAACTCAAAATTATGGGTATCGAGGCTGTTAAGTCAAGCACTCCTGCACCTTGTCGCCAAAAGATTAAAGAAGGCTTGAAGATAATTATGAATGGTGATGAGAAAGAACTCAATACTTTCATACAAGATTTTAGAAAAGAGTTTATGAGTTTACCACCAGAGGATATTGCTTATCCTAGAAGTGTAAATGGATTATCTAAGTTTGCTGATTCTAATCAGATGTTTGCCAAAGGTGCACCGATACATTGTAAGGGTGCAATACTATATAATCATCTAGTCAGAAAGAATAAACTTAGTAACAAGTATCCTTACATACAAGAAGGCGACAAAATAAAATTTATTAATTTAAAACAACCTAACATATATCAATGTAGTTCTATATCCTTTATGACAAAGTTACCTAAAGAGTTAGACTTTCATAAGATTGTAGATTATGATGTTCAGTTTGAAAAATCATTTGTAGAACCACTTAATTTTATTCTAACTAAAATAAATTGGTTAGTTGATAGGAGTTATGGAACACAAGGAACATTAGAGGATTTTTTTAATTGATAGATAAATTACTAACTCAAGAAGTTAATAAAAAAGTTTGGTGTAATGATGTTGCTGTATTATTGAGTGGCGGAGTTGATTCTATATCAGTAGCTTTTGCTGCCATGAATGCTCGTAAGAAAATAACAGCATATAGTTTTCATTTAGATACAGAAGTATCATATGACTTTCTAAAAGCAAAAGAGATTGCAGAAAGATTTAAGTGGGATTTTGTAGGGATAGTAATTCCTACAGAGAATCTTGTTGAAGACTTTCATAGACTAGTAAAATTAGATTGTAAAAAGAAAACACACTTTGAATGCGTATATCCATTTTTATATGTATATCCAGAGATTAGAGAAAAATATGTATTATCGGGCTGGGCCGCTGATGGGTACTACGGAATTAGTAAAAAAGCTATACTAAACTATAAACACACAAAAGAATTGTTTGATGAGTTTAGAGATAATTACTTTAAACCAGATATGCAAGCTGGTTACAAGTGGCATAAAAAGGTAGCTGATAAGTATGATAAAAAGTTTATTACACCATACTTATCTGAAGATGTCAAGAAGTATTTTTATAATATGGATTGGGATGATGTAAATTTACCATATCAGAAACATCATGTAAGAGATGCATTTTATCAATTTAAATTAATAAAAAATGTAAAAAAACACTTGAACTTACAGATAGATTGTGGTATAATAAGCTTATTTGAAACATTAATTGACAATAAAGAAATTAATTTTAGAGGTAGAAAGAGGGTTATGGATATATGTAGAGATTGGAACTTGCTAAATAATACGAATACGTTAGAGGAGTTCTTACAATGAAATATAAAAAATATAATTTACAAGATGTATATGATGCATCAGCACAGAATAAGTTTAATGTAATATCTACATTTGCAGGTGGCGGCGGTTCTAGCACAGGTTATCGTTTGGCGGGTGGTAAGATATTATGTATCAATGAATTTGTGCAGGAAGCGCGTAATACCTACGCAGAGAATTATCCAGATACACCGATTTTACCAGATGATATCAAAGAACTTACTGGTCAAGATTTGCTTGATGCAGCTGGTATCAAAGCTGGAGAGGTTGATATACTAGATGGTTCACCACCATGTAGTGCTTTCTCTATGGCTGGGGCTGTGGTTCAAGGTGGTGGTCATACTAAAGGTTTTGGTAAAACTAAAAAGTATTCTGATGGTAAGAAAGTAGAAAACATTGAAGACTTGTTTTTTGAGTTTCTTAGAGTTGCAGAAGAAATTAAACCTAAAGTTATTGTTGCTGAGAATGTGGCAGGTTTGATGATGGGTGAAGCAAAACAATACTATTACAAGATTACAAATACATTTGAAAAGATTGGTTATGATGTTTCTTCTATGGTTTTAGATTCATCTCATTATGGTGTACCACAAACAAGAAAGAGAGTTATCTTTATTGCAGTTCGTGAAGATGTAACAGAAGCTGTTGGTCTTACATTTATGAATATCGCTGGTATCTTTCCAGAGAAGTTTTCTGAAGCTATTACTTGTGGAGATGCATTTAGTGATTTAGAATATGATGAAGAAGAAATCAAGATGTTAACAGAAAAGTTTGCTAAAGGTTCACATTTTGAAACAGCATCAAAGATGCCACTTGACCCAGAAAAGGTTTTGACTGGCTGTGATTACCATCCTAAAGGTCATCACTTTAATATGAAAAGAATTTCTAGACATAAACCTAGTCCAACTATCACGGCTTCTGGTGGTTGCATACATTGGAGTGAGATGAGAAAACTAGCTCTATGTGAATCACAACGAGCCATGTCTTTACCAGATGACTTTAAATTGACTGGTAAGTGGGAACAAAGGTCAGAAAGAATGGGGCGTATGGTGCCACCTTTAATGATGAAAGCTGTAGCAGATGCAGTTTATGAAAATGTATTGAAACCATATAAGGAGATAATGAATGGCTGATTTTACTTTTGCACACAGAGAAGAAGGCTTTGATGAACATATCGAAAAGTCTATTCGTGGATACTCAAACTTACTAGAAGATGTAATTAGTCTTTCAAGATACTTTGTTGAAGATGATACTAATATTGTTGATATTGGTTGTTCTACTGGTAAGTTAACTAAAGCTATGATTGAATACAATGAAGACCATTGTTCTGATGGAAACTATATAGGTATAGAGATTGCTGAAGGCTTCTTTAAAGATTTGGAGAATAGAGCAGATGAACTAAAAAAACATCAAGTAGATTTTATACTTGATGATATTCGTAACTATGATTTTGAAAACTGTTCACTAGTTACTTCTATTTTTACTTTACAGTTTATGCCAAAAAAAGATAGATTGAATGTAATGAAGAATGTTTATAATGGACTTAATGATGGTGGAGCTTTTATCTTCGCAGAAAAAACTATATGTCAAAATGCATTAGTCCAAGATATGATTACATTTAATTATTACGATTACAAAAGAAAGTCTTTTGACACAGAAGATATCATGGATAAAGAAAGAACTCTTAGACACATGATGAAACCAAATACATGGGAAGAAATAGAAATCAATTTAGCTAAAGCTGGATTTTCAGATGTACAACCATTCTGGAGAAATCACGCATTCGTTGGTGCATTAGCTATTAAATAGGAGTGATTATGAGAAAAAGACCAAGTTTATTAAATGACTACATTAATTTTGTAGATACAGTTACAAGTCCACAAAGTAAAGAAATGGTGGATTTTAAAGATGCATTAGAGATAATGGAAGAACAAGGTATTAACCCATCACGATTACTTACAGCATCTATAGGTTTATCTGGTGAGGTAGGAGAGTTTAATGATATCGTCAAGAAACTTATCTTTCAAGGTAAAGAAATAGATGACGATACAAAGAAACATTTAAAAAGTGAACTCGGTGACATATGTTGGTATATGGCACAAGCTCTAATAGCGTTAGATAGTTCATGGGAAGAAGTTTTTGACATTAATATTGCAAAGTTATCTGATAGATATCCAGGCGGGTTTGATGCATTGAAATCTGCAAGTAGAAAAGTAGGAGATATATAATGAATGATTTTTTAAAAGATATAATTAAGACAACTGGTAATGAATATGCCGCACTAGTTTCAGATGGTATTGAGGGAGCTGATGTAGATAACTTTGTTGATACTGGTTCTTATATCTTCAATGCACTTTTGTCTGGTTCTATCTATGGTGGATTACCAAGTAATAAGATTACAGCTATTGCTGGAGAAAGTGCAACTGGTAAAACATTTTTTGTTATGGGAATGGTCAAAAGTTTTCTAGATGCAAATCCAGAAGCTGGTTGTTTATACTTTGAATCAGAAAGTGCAATTACAAAACAGATGGTTGTGGATAGAGGTATTGACCCAGCAAGAATGGTTATCATACCAGTTACAACTGTTCAAGAGTTTAGAACTCAAGCAATAAAAGTATTAGATTCTTACTTAGAAAAATCTGAAAAAAGACCTATGATGATGTGTCTTGATTCACTTGGTATGTTATCAACTACAAAAGAAGTAGAAGATACTTCTGATGGAAAAGAAACAAGAGATATGACTCGTGCACAAGTACTTAAGGCTGCATTTAGAGTATTGACTTTGAAGCTAGGTCGTGCTGGTGTTCCTATGGTTGTAACTAATCATACTTATGAATCTATGGGATTATTCTCCACTAAAGAAATGGGTGGTGGTTCTGGATTAAAGTATGCAGCTTCTTCTATTATATTCTTATCTAAGAAAAAAGAAAAAGATGGAACAGAAGTAGTCGGTAATATTATACATTGTAAAAATTATAAGTCTAGATTGACAATAGAAAATAAAATGGTAGATGTTCGTTTAAATTATGAAAAAGGTTTGGATAAATATTATGGTCTATTAGAGTTAGCAGAAAAGTATAGTGTTTTTAAAAAGGTATCAACAAGATTTGAATTACCAGATGGTACAAAAGAATTTGGTAAAACAATTATGAGTAATCCTACAAAATATTTTACAGAAGACGTAATGACAATTTTGAACGAATGTGCTGAAAAGGAATTTAAGTATGGAAATGTCGTACAAACCAATAATGAATGAAGTAAAAATTATAGAAAATGTAGCTAGTCCAATGTTTTTGGAGTATGTGAGATTTCAGATGCAAGAGACGGAGAACTGGAGCTGGCAATATCCAAAAGGTGCACACTTCAGTAAACGGCACCCTAAACTTACAGTGATTGATGGAACTGAACAACCAGCTAAAGTTGAAAGACTTGCTGGTATTGCAATGTCTTTATTTCTGATGGTTTATGAAAAGGGTTTACATGGAACTGTATTCCCAGAATTATTGTGGGCAGGAGCAGCAATCAAAGATAAACATAGAGAAGATAATACTCATACTGACCATATGGATGATGTACCAAAAGATATGAAAGTTCTCAAAGTTCTTGGTGTACTAAACTCTGATTGGAAAGAAGAATGGGGTGGTGGTTTTACTTGGAATAATAAAACTTACTATGCAAAACCTGGCTCATTTTATGTTTTTGATCCTAGAGTTCCACATAGAGCAGATAATATTCTATGTGATGAAAAAAGAATAGCAATAGATTAAACAGTAAAGGCAATATAATGACATTATTAGACGTAGACGGAAATCCAATTAAAAAAGTAGTTGATGAGTCAAAACTCCCTACAGTAGAACAAATACTACAAGACCCAATTACAAAGAAATTTGTTTTTTTGACAAGTGAAGCTTATCCAGATCAAACTTGTATTGGTCTAACTTCTGAAACAGATTATCATGGAGTTGTCTATAGATATGGTCAAGTTACATTACCAGATGAAAGCAAATTAGATGCAAAAAATAACTTGAATTTGCAGTTCAAATATGATATATTAGAGAATAATGGTATTCCAAAAGAAAAGTTTGGAGAAGAATTTTTTAAATTAATTGGTGATATTTTATACCATATCATCATAACGCAGTCAGAGGATAATACGAGTGAATCAATCAATAGAACGAACAACGCTGAGCAATCTAGTAGCTAATGAAGAATACTGTAGAAAAGTATTACCATTTATTAAACCAGATTATTTTGATGTAAAAGAAGAAAGAGTTGTCTTTGAGGAGATTACAAACTTTGTGGAAAAATACAAACATATTCCTACAAAGATATCACTAGAGATAGAAGTTGAATCTAGAAAAGATTTAACACAGGATCAACATACAAAAATCGTAGAGATTATTCAGACACTTGATGCTACTGATGTAGACATGGAGTGGTTAGTTGATACGACAGAAAAGTTTTGTAAAGACAAAGCAATCTACAATGCAATCGTAGATGGTATTTCTATCATTGATGGTAAAGATAAGAAACGTAGTCCAGATGCAATACCAAGTATTCTTACTGATGCACTTGCTGTTTGTTTTGACAATGCAGTAGGTCACGATTACTTTGATGATGCAGAAGAACGATTTGAGTTCTATCATAAAATAGAGGAGCGTATTCCTTTTGATTTAGATTTCTTTAATAAGATTACCAAAGGTGGTTTACCACAAAAGACTTTGAACATCGCACTTGCTGGAACTGGTGTTGGTAAATCTTTATTCATGTGTCATATGGCTGCTTCTTGTTTATCTCAAGGTAAGAATGTATTGTATATTACTTTAGAAATGGCAGAGGAACGTATTGCAGAACGTATAGACGCAAATCTAATGAACATCTCTATGGAAGATTTACATGACTTACCAAAGAAGATGTTTGATGATAAGATAGGTAAGTTACAAAGTAAAACAAATGGTAAACTGATTGTAAAAGAATATCCAACTGCAACTGCTCACTCTGCACACTTTCGTGGATTGATAAAAGAACTTGCAATCAAAAGAAGTTTTAAACCAGATATGATATTTATTGACTATCTAAATATTTGTGCATCCTCTAGATTGAAAGGAGCGACTAATGTTAATTCGTACACTTATATCAAATCTATTGCAGAAGAACTACGAGGGCTTGCCGTTGAATGTAATGTTCCAATTATGTCGGCAACACAAACAACGAGAAGTGGATTCACCTCGTCAGACCTCGGCCTTGAGGACACATCTGAATCATTTGGGCTCCCAGCGACGGCTGATTTCATGTTCGCCCTCATATCCAATGAGGAACTCGAGGCGTTAAATCAGATTGTTGTTAAACAATTAAAGAACAGATATAACGACCCTACTGTTAATAAAAGATTTGTTTTAGGTATTGACAGAAGTAAAATGAGGTTGTATGATTGTGAACAGAAAGAACAAGAAGACTTAGTAGATAGTGGCCAAGATGAACCAGTTTTTGACAAGACTGACTTTGGTGGAAAGTATGATAAGTTCGCTGCCATAAAAGATTTTAAAGTATAAATAATACATAACTATATCTAAATGGAGATGTTGATGCAAAGATACGTTAATCAATTAAAACCTCGCATGCTTTCGCATTATAATCCTCTAGAAAAAGTAACTCATTACTATAAACTTGTAGAAGCTAAAGACTATGATGGTTCTGATGAACATCAATTTGCAGTAGAACTTGTTGCAGAAATTGATGATAGCATTAGTTCTATAGATGGTGAGATTAGTAAAGATACTAGAAGTGGTAAAACAACTGGAAAAAGATTAGGTATCCAAGTTGTACTAGACGATAGTAAAAGAATAGCTTTTACAACTATGGCTAAAGATATTGTAGGAAAAGACTCATCACTAGAATTAAAACAAGCCTCCTCATCGCGAGCTAAAAAAGATTTTGTTTTTAGACATAAAGATATGGACAAAGATATTTATGTTCAGACGAGGCCTGATGGTAAAAGAGGTGGGGGTGCCAAAGCAGATCCAAATGAATTAATGACTGCAGCTTTATGTACTTTACCAAAAATACCAAAAGTAGTTACTATAGAAGAACTTGACGCATTAATAGAACAAGTAAAGGAGATTACTAAGTCTGGTAAAATTATTGGATTTACTGCACTTGAGGTTGAGGCATTAGAAAAAGATTATGGTAATTTATGTCAAGCTATTTCTGCTGCAGAGATAATAATTAAAGAATATGGTGGTGGTGCTGATAAAGTTTATCTTACTGGAAAATCTTGGGATGATGCAGTAAAACAATTTCAAATTACAAAATATGGAATGCAGGACTTTAATGCATCAGATTTCATTACACAAAAAGGTAATAAGTTTTTAGGTGTTTCTCTAAAGAAAAAACTATCAGCAACAACAGCAGACCCTACACTAATAAATAAAGGGTTCTCGACTATGATTAAAGGTTCAGAATTTGATGTAGTTCGTAAAGAACTAGATGATGCTGCAGGAGAGTTTTATGTTCGTTTAATTAGGACAGCTTGGAGGTTTCAGAAAACAGATACTAAAAATTTTACTAAACCTGCAAAACGAGCAGTTGATAAAGATGGAAATGAGTGGTTAGATAGTTCAATGATAAAAGAGTTAGGTAATAACGCTAAGGGTATTAACACTAGTAACTGGAAAAACTTTGTACAGAAAATACCAAATGAACTAGTAAACCACCAATTAAAAAAGAGTAGAAGTTGGTTCAAACCATTAGCTGATGTGGTTGTTAAAAACTCTGATTTGTTTGGTGAACAATTACTCCAACTTATTTTTAAGATGGATTTACAAGATTTGAAAAAGTTAAACTTTGATTTTGCTCTAGTTACTGGAATAGGAAGATATCTTGTAAAAGGCCCAATAGTAGAAACTGGTGAATATAAAAGTGTAGATACTATGGTTGGAGCCCTTGACAAATTATTTACTTCTGGTAAAGTAAGAATGATACTTGACCCTAAAAGGACACAAGCTTATGAAAGGGGTGCTACTGCAGCACAATTATTTTTTCAGTTATTTGTTGGTAATACACCAATTAGTGATATAACATTAAGATATAAGGGTAACTTTAGAGCTGCACCAAACTTTCTAGCTACACCTACAAAGGAATTTAAAGAGTTGTTAAAAAGATGATTAGTTTTTTAGAATTAAATGAAGATAAGGGTGGTAAGAATTTACACCTAGAACATCTAGAAGATGAAATAATTAACTATGGGGTTGATGGTGGAAGAGCTGCAATAAACTTTCTACGTTCTCTTAGAGATATGTTAGCTGGTAATGCTCGTTCATCAATCAACATGACAGTCAAATGGGATGGTGCACCTGCCATCTTTGCTGGTATTGATCCAAGTGATGGTAAGTTTTTTGTTGCAAAGAAGTCTGTATTCAATATAAATCCCAAACTGTATAAAACAGATAAGGAGATTGATGATGACCTCAAAGGAGCACTTGTCGAAAAATTCAAAGTCGCACTTGCAGAGTTTTCAAAACTCGGCATCAAGTCCGTTATACAAGGCGACCTTATGTTCACAAATGATGTGGAGACAACCACAATCGAGGGTACTAAGTACTACACTTTCCAACCTAATACTATTGTCTACGCTGTGCCTGTTGATAGTGATCTTGGTAGGGCTGTAAGTAAAGCAAAAGTTGGTATTGTATGGCACACAACATATTCTGGAAGTAAACTAGAAGATATGACTGCATCTTTTGGTGTTGATATATCTGGATTAAAGAAAATTCCAAGTGTATGGATGGATGATGCAACATATAAAGATGCATCTGGTACTGCAACATTTAACGTAAAAGAAACAGAAAGTGTTACTAATATTCTTTCACAAACAGGTAAAACATTTCAAAAAATTAATGGGCCAATATTAAAGAAGTTTATAAACCTACAACAAAGCATGACTGGCGCTATAGTAGGAGCTAAACTTTCAACCTATAATAACAGTAAAGTTCGTGCTGGCCAGAAGATTACTAATCCAAAAGCGCATGCGAAGGGGTATGAAAAGTGGGTTGAAATGTCAATTCAAAAACAAGTTGACAAAGCTAAAAGTGTAAAAGGTAAAGAGAAATACACAAATATTCAAAAAGAATATGTGAGAGAAGTTAGAAAACACACTAACAATCTTGTACAGATTATTACATTTCAAAACTTGTTAGTTGATGCAAAGTCACAAATTGTAAATAAACTAAATAGTGTTAAGGGATTGACAGATACGTTCATCAAGACCGCAAATGGATTTAAAGTAACTAACCCAGAGGGTTATGTTGCGATTGATAGAGTAAGTGGTGGTGCTGTTAAACTGGTGGACAGAATGGAGTTCTCTTTTAACAACTTCACTGCTGTAAAGGCATGGGATAAATGATAACATTTAAAGAATTATATTCTAATTTAGATGAGTTAAAAAAAGTAAATCTTGCACAAAGAAAAAAGATGGCTCTTCGTATGAAGAAGATGGCACAATCTTCTGCTTTCAAAAAGAAAGTAGAGAGGTCTAAGTTTAGAGTAGCATCTCCAGATAAAATACGAGTTAAGGCACAAAAATTAGCTAAACAAAAAATCCTTGATAAATATTATCCAAAATATAAAAGTATGCCTATGGCACAAAAAATAAAGATAGATGCTATTGTTTCTCAAAAGTATGGTGCTACAATCAGTAAAATAGCTTTGAAGGCTGTAAAAACTGTAAAGGCAAAAGAGATACAAAAAGTAAAAGATGCAAGGGATACTGATGATGCGTAAATTTTCTGATATTATTACGGAAGCAACTGGAACTATTGTATTCACTTTTGGTAGATTTAATCCGCCAACAACAGGGCATGAAAAACTTATAAAGAAAGTAGCATCAGTTGCTGGTTCTATGCCATTTCGTATCTATCCATCTCAATCAAATAATCCTAAGAAAGACCCACTTCCATTTGCACTTAAAGTAGCATACATGAGAAAGATGTTTCCACGATATGCTAAAAATATTAAAGCAGATAAGAATGCAAGAACTGCTATTGAGATTGCAGTAAAATTATACAAAGAGGGTTTTCACGCAATCAATATGGTTGTTGGTTCAGATAGAGTAAAAGAATTTCAAACACTATTAGATAGATATAATGGTGTTGAGGCAAGACATGGTTATTATGGGTTTGACGATATTAGAGTTATCTCTGCAGGAGAGCGAGACCCAGATGCTGAGGGTGTTGAGGGTATGTCTGCGTCTAAAATGAGAGCAGCTGCCACAACAGGAGATTTTGATTCATTTAAAATGGGTGTTCCATCTGGTTTTAAAGATGCACTAAAATTATATAATGATGTTCGTAAATACATGGGTATTCGTGAGGAACGAGACATGGGTGAGATGACTGATTTTGAATCTCTACGAGATTTATATCTTACTGGAAAAATTTGGAATGTAGGAGATATTGTAGAAGCCAATGGTGCACAGGGTAAAGTTATTCGTAAAGGTACAAACTACTTATCATTTGTAGACGAAGAAAACAAAGTACATAAAGCTTGGTTATATGATATTGTAGAAAGAGATTACAAGAAAGAGTATGCAAACTATCAAGGAACTCCAGAACAGATTGCAAGACGTTCTTCTAGAAACAAAGCTCGTAGGATTATGGGTGATAAGGTAGTAAAGGGTTTAGATGTAGGACATAAAGATAATAATCCTATGAACAACGATCCAAGTAATCTTAAAAATGAAGACCCATCTGTTAATCGTAGAGAACCAAGACTTAGAGAAGTCAAACAAGATAAACAGATTAAAGATAGAGAAGGCACACAACCAGCAAAGTATTATGCAAAAGATACCGAAGGCGATACTATGTCAAAGTCTACTAAACAGGCTCGTGCAAGACACTTTGATAAAAAGAAGAAAGGCCCTGCTCCTGGCGATGCATCTGCAACAACTAAACCATCCAAACACACCAAGAAGTTTAAACAGATGTATGGTGAAGAACTGATAAATGAAAAAAGAGCAAAACAAGCAGTTTCTCAAGGTAAAGTTCAGAAATTTGTAACTGCACATGGTCTTAAATTTAAAGGTAAAGTCTATAAAGAAATAGATATGGAACTAAAGGGTATTGATAACAATACTGAAATGGTTACATTTAATATTATTCATCCAAGAGAAATATTTGGTAATGAAATAAAAATTCCATTTAAAACTTTGAGAAGAGGCCCATTTATGGCAACTGATACCTCAAAGGTAAATGAGGTATTAGGTAAAAATGCAGACATGGGAGATTACATTGATGACTTCCAAAAGTCAGATGCACCACAGTTTAAAGGTAAGTCAAAAGAAAAAAGAAAAGATATGGCAATCGCTGCATATCTAGACAAGAATGAATCTGTACTTGATAAAGTGAATACATTGTTAAGTGAAGATGGACATACTGATGTTGCATCTATGAAAGGTAAAGTTCAAGTTGCAATGAAGGCACTTCAAAAGATGCAGAGTGAACTTGGAAAACTTGGTGATGAAGATGATTTACCTACATGGTGGACAAACAAAGTTTCAACTGCTGTATCTAGAATTGATGATATGTCTGATTATCTTGATGCACAAGTGGAGGAGTTACAAATGGAATTTTATCAACTAGACGAAAAGATTGAAGGTCTTGTGACCAAAGCAAAGAAGTCTGGTATGCCTTATGGGATTCTAAAGAAAGTGTACGACAGAGGAATGGCTGCATACAAAACTGGACACAGGCCTGGCACTACTGCACAACAATGGGCATTTGCAAGAGTTAACTCATTCGTAAC